TGGCTGCAAGCACTTGCATGAAAAACTCATAATCGGTAGCTCCTGGGCAGTGGCAACACTGCCCATTTTACACAGGCACTTCGGTGCCTGTTTTTTTGATCTTTTGTGATTAAATATGTTATAATAACACATGATCCTGTCTATCAGTCTTGCCGATTTGCAGTTACAATTCCAAGTGCTAGAAACACCAATGGCCAATCTGTGGGTTGAGCGTATGCAACAACGTGAGGCCTGGCCCATGGATGATCCCAAAAGGTTTTATGGATTCGATGCATGGCATCAAGAGCAACAGTTTGCTCTTGACAATATCAATCATTGCATAGATTCGATAAAATCACAACTGACCTGGATCACACAAGGGCATATCACACAGGTGCATGATCAAGACAGCCTAAACTATTGGCATCATATATTTGAAACACAGCACGGTTTGTTGGAGCAAGAAGATGCCAGTCATCCACTTACACCAGTGCTGGCAGAACTCAACGTGGCTGTACATCGTTGTGAGAGCGTGGCACGTGGAAATCATCCCAGATTTGTATGCACCTGGTATGGCATGCCCAAGACCAAGACCTTGTCGTTGGAACTGATGCAAGAATACGGAACACTGAATCCACCGTTTGGTTCGGTGTGTTTGAATTATGCCGAAATAGGCAAGACTCTTGACGATCTTGCACAGGATCGTGATAACTACATCAGCGATGATGCGTTCCGTCCATTCAATCACTATTCTGCAGATTTCAATGTTTGCATGTATCAAGAAACAGAGCAAACCATTGATCAAAGATTGCAACGCATGAAAATCTATTATACTCAACACCAAGATTTTTTCTTCGAAAAAGGCTATACCGTGTTCGAAGATCCTAGACTGTTGCCCTTGCGTTTTCCAGTGGCCCAGTTGATAGAAACTGGATCTAGAACTCAACTATTTAGAGATATTGCCCAACGACAACGGGTCACACAGGTCATGTTAAAATGAGAACAGCCACAATCATAATCCGCGACGAAGTCAATATCAAAATCGAAGGTCTCGAACTGGATGCCCGGCGTAAACTGGTAAAAACATTCAAGTATGACGTGCCTTATGCACGTTATTTGCCTGCGGTAAAACTAGGTCGCTGGGATGGCAAGATCGCTTACTTCCAACTGGGCGGTAGTACTTACACCAATCTCTTGCCCGAAATCGTGCCTATACTTGAAAATTTCAACTATGATATCAACATAGATGACCAGCGAGATTATTCAACCACGTTTGAATTTGCCCAGGTCACCGAAGATAGTTATAGCCACGTGGCCTGGCCCACAGGTCATCCAGCCGCAGGTGAACCCATGAAGCTCCGTGACTACCAGGTAGAGATCATCAACAACTTCCTGGCCAATCCACAATGTTTACAGGAAGTGGCCACAGGCGCAGGCAAGACTGTGATGACTGCGGCACTCAGTGACGCTGTGACCGCTTATGGTCGTAGCATAGTGATCGTGCCCAACAAGAGCTTGGTCACGCAAACAGAAAAAGACTACATCAACATGGGCCTGGATGTGGGTGTGTACTTTGGTGATAGAAAAGAGTGGGGCCGCCAACACACCATATGCACCTGGCAGAGCTTGAATGTGCTGTTGAAGAACACAAAAAACGGCACTGCGGATGATGATTGCACCATAAGCGAGTTCATCGAGGGCGTGGTATGTGTGATTGTGGATGAAGTCCACATGGCCAAGGCCGACGCCTTGAAAACCTTGCTCACAGGTGTCATGAGTCGTATTCCCATACGCTGGGGCTTGACAGGAACCATACCCAAAGAAAAGTTTGAAAGTGTGGCCCTGCTCGTGAGTCTGGGCCCGGTTATCAGCAAGTTATCAGCTTCAGAACTGCAGAGCCAAGGTGTGTTGGCACAGTGTCATGTGAACATAGTGCAACTGGAAGACCATGCTGAGTTTACCAACTATCAAAGTGAGCTAAAATATCTCTTGGAAGAACCCAACAGACTCAAGACCATTGCTGACCTAGTGCGGCAAGTCAATGCCACCGGCAACACTCTTGTGCTGGTAGATCGCATTGCGGCTGGACAAGCCTTGGTAGAACAACTGGCAGATGCGGTGTTTGTGAGTGGTTCAACCAAGGCCAAGGATCGACAAGATGAATACGACGAAGTGGCCGTGGCTGATGGCAAGATCATCGTGGCCACCTATGGTGTGGCAGCTGTGGGCATAAACATACCCAGGATTTTTAACCTGGTGCTGATTGAACCTGGCAAGAGCTTTGTGCGTGTGATTCAAAGCATAGGACGCGGTATACGCAAAGCCGAAGACAAAGATCATGTGCAGATCTGGGATGTGACCAGCACCTGTAGATTTGCCAAACGACATTTACAGAAAAGAAAAGTTTTTTATCGCGAGGCCAACTATCCGTTTACTCAAGAGAAACTGAGTTGGAAATAAAGGTTGCACTTGCCACAAAACATGTTATAATCGACTTATGAGAATACTCACCTTAGAAAATCAGCACTTTGAATTGGACCACTTGCCTGAAGAGGTAGATGACATGCGGTTTGCTATTTTGGACAATAGTAATCCACAGGATCCAGACTATCATTACATTCCACTTATCTTTTTAGAAAGTTTCACGGCCCCGGCCTTGGTTCTACGCATAGGCGAACACAGGATCCGTATGCCGGTGGATTGGCAGATCCTGATCGGCGAACCAGATCTGGGCGACTTGGAAGTGATCCCGTTGACTGCTATCAATGACCGTGGATTTAAAGCATTCCAATTCAATCCTTTGAAAAGTTTCAGACCCAGCTTCTTGGACATAGAGATCGTGGATGTATATCAGGAAGTGACGTGGTATGCACCCAAGTTGAAAAATGGACAGATGTTGTGTGTACCTCTGAACAACCAAGACTGTCCAGAGTGCGTGTACTTTGTCAAAGACATCAGCAGAAACTGTGAGATTTTAGACTACAACAAGGCCTGGTAACAAAGCATATGCCCAACAGCACCACACTTTGATCTCCACAAATAAATGACAGACAAACTAAGCATATCCAATGAAATGTCCGAGTTTGATCGTAAGAATCGCAGATTCTATGATGAACTAACCGACGAAGAAAAGAAAAAGTTTTCCAACTATCTCATGATACGTTGGGGATCAGCTGTGCAAGGTAGTCGAGATCTGCAGGAGTTTTACTTGGTGTCCTGCAATGAGCGCCTCAACAAGCACTTCTTTGCAATCAACCGACATCCTAGACTGCAATGGCTGTGTGCCACCACAGTGAGTCCTGACCTGGGGTCACATCGACATCTTTGGATAGCTCCCAAGAAAAAAGAAACAGGTATCACTGGACTGCGCAAGCAACTGGCAGAACTGTATCCCAATCTCAAGTCCGACGAGCTGGATGTCATGGCCAAGATTACTACCAAAAAAGAACTGAATGATCACCTGCGAGAACTGGGTCGTGAACGCTGATGTATGAATGTAAATATTGCCAAAGAAGTTTTGTAAAAGAAACCAGTCTTGAGGTCCACATGTGTGAACCCAAGCGTAGATTTCAAGAGCAAAGTGAGCGTGGAGTCCAACTGGGTCTGCATGCCTACTTAAAATTCTATGAGCTCACACAAGGGTCAGCCCGATTAAAAACCTTTGAGGATTTTGCGGCCAGCCCTTACTATAGGGCTTTTGTCAAGTTTGGTCGTTATTGTGTGGATATTCGTGCGATCAATCCGCCCAGACTGGTTGAATGGTTGTTGAAAAACAACAAAAAGATCGATCACTGGGCCCGAGATACCATGTACACCGAATACCTTATTGAGTATCTGCGTGTTGAGAATGTCAACGATGCCTTGGCCCGAGCCATGGAGTTCGCTATAGACTGGGCTGAACAGACAGGCAACCCAGCCGAAGACTGCCTGCGATATGGCAATACCAATGCCACGGTGTATGCTGTCAGTTCTGGTCGCATAAGTCCTTGGATAGTGTATAATTGTGAAAGCGGACAGAAGTTTTTGAGTGAGCTTGATGCCACACAGATTGCCATGACATGGCCTTACATTGACAGCGAAGTGTGGACCAAGAAGTTTTCAGATTATATCGCTGATCAAGAATATGTTCGTGAAATGTTAAACAAGGCAGGATGGTAATGAGAGCAGACATTGACATAGACTTGGCCGACAGAGATCAGTTGTTGGCCTTGATCCAGGCCACGCCAGCAAAACAAAAAAACAATCAAAAACACAACTCAGGTGTGTATGTGACCGACATTCCCTACGATCCTGTGCAAAAATGTGCAGCCATAGACTACATCACTGCCGAACAGTTGGGTTATTTCAAAATAGACTTGTTGAACATGAGTGTTTATCAACTTGTAAAAAGTCCGGAACACTACGAACAAATGTTGTCACAACAACCGCCCTGGGAAAGATTATGGACAGATCGGTCCTGGGCGCATCAGATAGTACACGTTGGTACTTACAAAACCTTGCTGGAAAACATGCGACCCAACAGCATACCCAGGATGGCGGCATTTATATCAATCATCAGACCCGGCAAAGCACATTTGCAAAACAAGACCTGGGAAGAAGTGTTTAAAACTGTTTGGGATGGTGATGACAGCCGCGGATTTGTGTTCAAACAGTCACATGCTGTCAGCTATGCGGCCTTGGTGGCCCTGCATATGAATCTGCTCAATCAATCCGGCGAACAAGGGTAATACTTTTCCGTTTGGATTTTTTGCGGGCTATTTCGCTGAGACTGCAAATAGGTCCGTGTAAAACTTCCAGATCTTTGTTGACAAAAGTTCGCAGGCAACCACGGAACGGATCCCATTCATTTTTTAAGAAAATATTGATAGGAATGCTACGATTGCTTTCCCACCACCACACATTGGCCAGCTCTATAAAGCGTCGTTTGCTTGCAGTATCTCGTAGATTTCCAAAGTCATATATGGTAGTGATAATTTCGTCCTGATTTTGTATGATGCCCACGTACTCGGTGTTGGCATACACGCATAGGGTTATGAATGGATATTTTTCTGCCAGTTTTGCAAACATTTCTTGGGACATATATGGTTATGGTTGAGATATTTATAACCAAAAGTTTGCCCATAAATAATCAGTATGTACTCAACCACCGTCTACTTGTATCAACAACGCACCCGAGTCCTGGTGTTGGACACCGGCGATGGTTCTACATTCACATATAGGTGGGATCCTGTGTACGCTAAAAAATTAACCATTAACAAAGGTGTTGACAATGTTATTTTGTTTGAGTTTATCAATCAAGATCAAAAACCAGTCAACATCACAGGTAGCACATTTTTGTTCCGTGCTCTGAGCCAAGACGGCACAAAAATCTTGCTGGAAAAATCCATGGTCACGCTGAATGCTCCATTGGGCCGCAGCAAGGTAACTTTGACCACGCAAGAGTTATTGGCAATACAAGCACAACCAGCCAGTTACAGCATAGCTCGCACCCAGCTGGGCGGACTCACAGAAGCTGTGTTTGTAGATGCACAAGCCGGAGCTCGTGCACCGGTGGATATTGTAAATTCGGTATTGCCCGAATTTGTGCCCAGCAGTGAACTCACTATTCCTACCTTGGAAATAAGCAATCAAGTCAGCTACGACGGCGCCGGCTACAACAACTGGCCCGGCGGAAATCCTTATTGGTCAGGAAATCCCACTGGCATCAGTACTTCGCTGTACAACAGTTGGTTCAACACAGAATTTTTCAGTAGTTTCATAGAACCACGTGGTCCGGTGACCACCATACAGTTGACCTTGGTTGGCTACACTGGCACTCTCAAAGTGCAAGCTGCTGAAAATTATCAAAGCATTTTTTACAATGTCACTGACAGTACCACCCACCTCAACGAATATCGCACCTTAGAGCTTACCGTAATTGGCTGGCATCCCTTGTTGCGAGTGTGTTTCAACAACAGTATTTTTGCCACCACAAATCCTCCTGGCGTACCAGCCATAGCCTACGCAGTGTGTGTGGACGGAGTGGTAGACACTATCATAGTGGCCAATGGTGGTAGCGGCTATTTGGCTCCTCCCAAAATTGACATCATTGGCAATGGTGCCGGAGCCACAGCCGAAGCCACAATTAATTCGGACGGAGTGGTCACTGGCATCACTGTGACCAATGGTGGTTCTGGTTATTGGCCTGTGCCGGCCGGTGGAGTAAACACAGCAGCCTATCCGGTCCCTCCCCAAAATCAAGGCGCCGTGGTGGCCATTACCACTGGTTATGCCATTGATCTACTTTACCGTTAACACAGTTTAGCGTTGATTTTTGTACACAGATCATGTTATAATGTAACATGATTGATGTGATCTCTTATTTGCCCGCAAAACGCAAACCCAGTGCCAGTGGCTGGATCAGTTTCAATGCTCTCTGTTGCGAACACATGGGCGAAAGCCAAGATCGTCGCAGTCGTGGTGGCATCAAAACATCGGATGCAGGCTGGAGCTACCACTGTTTCAACTGTGGCTACACTGCCAGCTTTATCATGGGCCGCAATCTTTCATTCAAAGCACGCAGGCTCTTGTCATGGCTGGGCGTGCCCGCAGAGGAAATAGAACGCATCAACTTAGAAAGCCTGCGGCATCGTAGCATGGAAGGCCTGCTGACGGACCGTCAACGTCTCAGCAATACCCTGCAAGGCATAGAGTTTGAGGAACGTGACTTGCCACCGGCTGCAGAACTGGTTACCACCAAACATGACCCGCACTGGAACTATCTGCGCAGTCGTGGTGTGCCTGAGGATTATCCTGTGATGACTGTGTTGGAAAATGACAATGTGCATTGGACAAGGCCACAGGTCATAGTGCCGTTTACCTATGACAACCGTGTGGTAGGTTACAGCAGTAGAATGCTGGACAATCGACAACCCCGGTACATACACGACACACAGCCAGGCTATGTGTTTGGCACAGACCTGCAAGGTGCTGATTGGCGCTATGCCATCGTGGTGGAAGGTGTGTTTGATGCACTCAGCATCGGCGGCTTGGCTGTGTTGCATGCCGAAATCAATGACACACAGGCACGCCTGATCCGCGGGCTGGGCAAAGATATCATTGTGGTGCCGGATCAAGATCTAGCAGGCATGCGGTTGGTAGACCGTGCAGTAGAACTAGGTTGGTCGGTGAGCATGCCAGACTGGCCCGAGGACGTAAAGGATGTCAATGATGCAGTAGTGCGCTGGGGCAGGCTGGTTACCATACTCACTATCTTGCAAGCCAGAGAAACCAGCAAGGTAAAAATAGAACTAAGGAAAAGACAGCTTGCAAAAAGATTCTGATCTTTGGTGCCCGGATGTGTACAAAAACATCTTTATAGATCGTGTCAACGATGACCGATTGCGCATTGCACCTTGTTGCCAGGCCGATCAGGTGATAGAACCCGTAGCAAACTTTGATTTTTCTTCTAGCAACTATCTTGTTCAAATACGACAGGAGTTTGAACAAAATAGATTTGCCAAGGCCTGTCACAGATGCCAACACGATGAATCGGTAAACAAACGCTCGCGTAGACAAAGTGTAGTGGAACTTTATGACAAAGCTGACCGGCACACACAGCTAGAAAGTATAGATTTCAGCAGCACCTGGGCCTGTAATCTGGCCTGTGTCATGTGCAACGAGCAGTACAGCAGCACCTGGGCACGTGAGTTGAACATAGATGAACAAAGTCTCTACAAACTGGGCAGACGCATACATCGTTCTCAAACTTTTTTAGATCGCCTGGATCTCAAAACTGTGAAAAGAATACACATCAATGGTGGTGAACCATTGATCAATGATGATCATTTGTTGATACTGCGTCGATTACAAGAACTGGGCAGACTCGGCGAAATCAGTGTCAGTTACAACACCAATGGCACCCAGCGGCCATCAGTTGAAGCCATAGAACTCTGGCAGCAGTGCCGATTGATCAAGTTGTATTTCAGCATAGATGGCACCCAACAAAGTTATGAATATGTGCGTTGGCCAGCCAAGTGGTCGCAGACTGTGCAAAATCTTTTGGAGTTACGTGACACCTTGCCCAGTAATGTCATGTTTGGTTTCAACGTCACTGTGGCTGCTTACAATA